GGGAGTACATAAGATGTTACCTAACGTGCCCTTAGACAACATGAGTTTGACGCTCTTGTCAGCTTTTGCTTTAATCTGGGTCTTGGATGCTTTCAGCGTTCAACCATCCGTCAAGCGTTGTTACGTGGCGATAAAGAAGCGGCTATGGAGTCGTTAGTTAAATATTGTAAAGCTGGTGGTAAGATATTAAAAGGTTTACAAAACAGAAGATTAGATGAACGCAAATTGTTTTTAGGGTTATAATAAAGCATCTTAACCCTAGGAGAGTAGTTTGAAATATAAATCAGTTCTAGTCATATCTGACCTACATATTCCATATCATCATCCTGACGCATTTGCGTTTCTAAAAGCATTAAAGACTAAATACAAGTTTGACCATATAGTCAACATAGGTGATGAGTTAGACCAACACGCTATCTCTATGCACGAACATAACCCAGACTTATACTCTGCTGGACATGAATTAGAAGAGTCTAAGAAGCATGTCAAAGAATTAGAAAAGATATTTCCTAAGATGGTTTTAGTTCACTCTAACCATAGCTCATTAGTTTATCGCAGAGCATTAAAGTATGGTATGCCTAAAGCCTACCTAAAGCATTACAATGAGTTCTTAGGCGTTGGCAAAGGCTGGGAATGGGTAGATGACCATACCATAACCTTAAGTGATAACTCTAGGTGTTTCTTTACTCATGGTCTATCTGCAGACGTTTTAAAGGTAGCCCAGCAGTATGGAATGAATACGGTGCAAGGTCACTATCATACTAAATTTAGTATTGGTTATTACAGTAACCCAGATGCTCTTATTTGGGGTATGCAAGTAGGATGTTTAATACATCAAAAGTCTATGGCATTTGACTATGCTAAAAACTTTAAAAGTCGTTTCATTGTAGGTTGTGGAGTTATTATTAACGGTCAACCAAAGCTAATGCCTATGGTATTAAAAGAGAATGGGCGTTGGAATGGTCATGTTTCTTAGGACAATTATGCAACGGTCAGAAGTAGAAATTATTTGTAATCACATGCTAGGCAGAGTGATTGTATCTTGTGAAGCATTACATGGCGATAGCACTATAGTCATCACATTAGATGACGATAGCATGATAGAAATTAGTGGTGAAGAACTAGCTATCTATGGTGAATTAACACCAATGGATGACTAGACGCAGATAATTACACCATTACTACCTACCTGACAGACGGTTACAGACCCATCAGGTGCTAGTATAGTAGTAGTTTGACCAAATGATTGTTCTGTATAAAAAATAGCTAATGCAGCCATCACTATAATAAATACCCAATACGTTTTACTCATCATCAAATCTTTCTAAGATAGCTTCCACTTCAGGTGGGTTTACAGCATCTTCGTCTTTAGTAACTTCTAATAGCTTATTCTTATACCAATCAGACTTGTCTAAATCTTGTTGTGGATTATCTTTAAACGGATAGCGTAAGTCATACTTGAGCTTACAACCTTTAAGATACCCAATGTATTCTTCTTTAGTTAAACGACTCTTAATTACATCTATTGCTTCAATTCCGCCCACTAAATAATGTGGAGGTCTATTCACCATATCTACCATATCTATCCCCTTAGAAAAAATAAATCAATTAACTGATAACAACCATAAAAAAACCAACCCATACCACCAAGAATCAACAACCATACTACCACTTCTAATATCTTTTCTGCTCGTCCCATCTGCCATACTCCCTACCTACAGTTACAGATACATATTTCCTATTCTTAAATCTTTTATCTAATTCGTTTCTATAAGTCCATTTAGGCAAAATCAAATATCCTTGACTTTCCAAGTATTTCAATCGTGTTCTAGCAATGACGCATTCTTGCACAATTTCTTTAATGCTGCAACCAGGATGTGCAGCAACATAGTTTATAACAAACTTTGCTTGTCTTTGGTCATCTAGTTTAGTGTACATCTTTCACTCCATGCAGTTGTTCTATAAGTCTAGCAAATCTAAATATCTTGTCAATAGTTATTACTTGACTACCGTATCCAAATGCTTCTTTATATACCTTTATAATTTCTTCTTGTGTAAGTGGTTTAGATTCCATTATTATTCTTCACTAATGTTTGTATTGGTTGTAATAAATCTTGTGTTAATTTATAGCTAGGATGATTTCCAGAAACATACTCAGACATAGTAAATAATTTAGATTTATCAATCCATCCTTTAATTGAACCTATATTATTATTTATAACAACTTGTATGTAAATATCACAAGGACTTTTTTTATGGTATTCAGTTACCCATAATGCACCATTTTGATTTCTTGTGGTTTTTACATCTATAGTTAATCCATTCCATATTAAGTCTGTTGGGTTTTTTCTTTCGTTAATTGTAAAGTCTGGCATAACATTTAAACATTTAGCTACTACATACTCGCCCATAAATCCATCTATATCCATATCATACGGATTTTGTTTGCTTACTTGCCTATCATAATTAAACTGCATTGCATTTTTTCTGCGAATAGAACCAAATATGTCGCATACTAACATTTCATGTCTATTTAATTCAAAGTCCACCATGAGCCTCTGTTAATTTCTTACTATCGTACTTAGATAATCCTTTATACTCCTCTACAGGTTCACCAGGAATTAATGGTGTTATCTTAATATGATGAGTCGTATTCTTTAAATCGTTTAAATATGAGAGTTGGTTAGGATGAAATGACCATAAATAAGACTTCTTTAGGTCACCAGACTTAACATCAAATTCTTCATAAAGCCATGCTACAGGTTCTTTTTTCATTTATAGAAAACCATCCTTCCAATTTTAATATTAGGTTTTTTATCCCAGATATATCTCATATCTACACTATCATCATGGAAATACAGACTATCCCCTACTGGATTTTTATATTTTTTAAAGAATAATGTATCTATTACAAGTAACTTAGTCTTTAGTAGTGTTTCTTGGTCTATGTTCTTTTCATTAGCTTTCATCATGTTTTCTATACCAACGAACTGTCCCCTAGCATAAATTATACTTCACGAGTCTCACCCAAATCGTTTAGACCTAACTCTATTCATAATGACATTAATAACCCCTAGCTTTTCTTCTAGTGATTGCATGTTGACTTCTACATAAACTGCTGTCGCTATGCAGTGTACATCATGTTCTGAAATATGTATATCCATTATACCTTTAATGATTATCTGGTGTCTAGTAAACCCACATAAGCGTATAATTCTATTATATTGTGCAATTAAGCATAATATATTACTTAAGGATAAATACCATGTGGACAACTCCAGCAGCTACAGAAATGCGTTTTGGCTTTGAAGTAACTATGTACGTAATGAACAAATAGTTATAAGCAATTGGGGATGCTCCTAGAAAGGAACATCCTCATCTGCACCTTCAACAGCCGGTGCACTTCTTACTTCCCCCTGAGTTTCTTTTAGTTGCACAGAGCCACTAATAAACTTACCGTTCTTACCTTCTCTAATCCAGCCACTAATTCTAAATTCAATACCATCTACATTAGCAGTACCTGTATAGTCAGGTCGTTTAGGATTATCACCTTTATCATTTTTAAACAATGTAAACGTGTTTGTGTTATCGTACTCAGCCATCTTATTGCTCCTTTGGAAATAATAATTTATCTTCTTTTAAATCTATATCAAATATGGGTTTGCGTTTCCAACGAGTAGGCTCTACATCATCTTCTACAAACTTCATAAATTCTAACGCTAAAGGTTTATACCAGTCAAACCATTCTTTACTTCTTTCAATGATTTGTATGGTAATTCCTTTTGGTGTCCATACTACAAAATAACATCTTGGTGCACCACACACTTCCATTTGTAACTGTGTTTGGAAGTAATAACGGTCTGGAATCATACCATAAAACTCCTGGCTATAAGGGCATTTTGCTTCTATTGGCAGCCTGTTTAAGAACCCATCTGGACTTGCTCCCAACGGTAAATCAGGATGTACAATCAACTTATTACCAGTTTCAGTAATCTCTCCCATAGCTTTTTCAAACTCACAAATAGCAAGATGTTCGTTAAGATTACCCCATTCAGTCATTTCATTGCCTTCAAATGGAGCTTCTCTTAAAGTCATTTGACGCCATAATTTTTGTCTCTCATATACAGATGACCAACAGTTACTAGCTGTAATTATGTTATGGCGTCTATTGTCAATCAAATGACTCATGCAGACTTCTTGAGTTCATTAGCATAGTCACGTAATTGAGTTTTAGCATTTTCTGGTAGTTTAAAGAATGCTTCTTTTAGTTTGCCTTCTTTTAATGCTTCTTCTAATTGTGTTTTAAATTTACCTAATTGAGACTCAGTCATTTCAACTTCTTCTTGTTCTATAGGTTTTGCAGCATCAATAGCATCATGTTCTACTATCTCAAACGCATTAGTCCATAAATATCTACGAAGGTATGTTTGAACTGCACCTAAGTTTTGCACATCATGACAACCTTTTAAAGCTGCTGAAGACATAGGACATTTAAACTCAATAAACTGTGTAGCATCATCCATGTCTGTAATAGTAAGAATTGCTATGTCTGTATAAAATGTTACTGTGCCACAGATACCCACCTCATTAGAAATTTCTTGAATAGTAGGTAAAAAATCACCTAACTCAAAATACTTGTATCCTGCAAATTTATTATGACCAGACTTTTTAAGGTCTGCTGTTTGTAACTTTAATCTTGCTTGCATTAATTTTTTATGAATGCTCATTTATTCTCTCCTGTTGTTTGGTTTCCATCTCGTGCAACTCCTGCATCACTTCCTGGTAAAATTGGTCTTCCATTTTCTCTCTCCCATTTATCGTTATCTAATTTAAGTTCTTCTGTTAGTCTTTTAAGTATTACTGATATATGTTCTAGTTCTGTAGACATAACATCCCCACTATAATTAAAACTAATATGACAGTCAAGATATTTGTTGTTATATTTTCTTGATGTTCTGTATCGTCATGTTTATAGTCAACACCATATCTTTCACGATAGCTTCTAGGTGTTTTATAATGCCATTGGTTATACCAAGTATTATGTCTATCCTTATCCCATCCCCAATTAGTCATCATGCTTCTCCTGTTGTTCTAATAAATGCTCTGCTTCTAATTCTTTTTGCTCAAGTCTTTCCATATCATCTAAATATGCGTCTGGGTCTAAATGTCTTTCCATTATATTGCTCCCGCTAACTTACCCATGATTTGTAAACAAAACCACACATAAGCCCAAAATGCTACTGCTATTACTATCATTGTTTTTACACTCATGTTTCTCTCCTGGTTAATTACTACAATACCTATATTAATGACCTAAAATACATTGTCAAGTATTTTCTAGTAAATAAATAGTTTACAACTAGAATTATCTGTGATAATCTTTTTTGGCATTATTAACTAAAGGAGAGTGTATGTACAAGATTAAGAACTGGGAGAAGTTTAATCTCTATAACCCAAAGAACCCAAGATACCAAAAAAAGATGACATGGTTCAAATTTTATGGTACGGATTACATAAATAACATAGATATTCATAGGTTATCTTTTGAACAAAAAGCTGTTTTAGTAGAGTTGTGGTGTCTTGGTTCTGAAAGTGATGGTGTATTACCTGACAACTTTGAAATAGCTTTTAGACTTCATTATCCTATTGATTTTGTTGAGAAAATAGTAAAAGAACTATTTACTAGAGGATTGCTAGTAGAAAACTATTTGCCTACTGGGATAGAGAAGATAGAGAGAAGAGAAAGAGAAGATATATATGTCGTTAAAACGACCAATAGGTTTGATGAATTTTGGGAAAGTTATCCTAATGTTCGTAAGGTCAATAAGAAAACTTGTTTAGAAAGATGGGCTAATAAAAATCTTGACGGTATAGCAGATGAAGTGATAGGGTATGTAAAGAAAATGAAAGATACTCAATCATGGAAAGATGGCTTTTCACCAGCTCCACTTACTTTGCTTAACCAAGAAAGATGGAATGATGGTGATGTTCAACAAGTTCGCAAGGTTTGGGAAGGTGGAATTTAGTGAACATAGGTGAAGTAATAGATAAACTAACAGTTAGCCAATCAACAGTTCAAGAATTTTATAATGAGGGGTATGGGCATGCGGAGTTTAAGGTTAAAAGTACGGATATATTTGCTGATGATTTGGTCAAGTATTTTAGTGAGGAAATTTATAGTGGCAAATCACTTGGCTGGGTTAAAACGGAAGATAAGTTTAGGGTTAGGGCTTCGGAACTAACAATTCTTACCGGCGTATCAGGTCATGGGAAGTCAATGTGGTTATCACAAGTTATACTGTCTATGATGAAACAAAATACTAAATGTTTAATAGCGTCTTTAGAAATGAGACCTGTTCTTACATTAGCTAGAATGATTACCCAGGCATTAGGTTCACCAGAGCCAACAGATGATTACATACGTAAGTTTTGTGAACGTGCTAAAGACAAGTTATATATATACGACCAAACAGGAAGCACTAAGTCAGAAGACATGATTGCAACTCTGCACTATGGAAAGCATATATTGGGAGTTGAGGTATTTATTATTGACAGTCTTATGAAATTGGATGATGTTTCTGAAGAGTCTTTAGATGGACAGAAAAGACTAACTAATTCTTTAGCGGTAATAGCACGTGATTTACAAGTAAGTATTTTTTTAGTAGCACATACTAGAAAACTTAAAGATGAGTCAGAGATACCAGACGCTACAAACATTATGGGAAGTTCGCATATTCGTAACTTATGTGATAATATTATTTGTGTATGGC